CTGTAGCCAGTGGGGCAGTTAACAACGCCCTTCAACCCTTTCAGGGTCAGCTATTAAATTGTTGGAAGAATTTCGGAGCCTCTACTATGAGGCATGCGGATTTGACACAAAAAGTCCAGTCGATGGACGAAGATTTAGCCATTTTTGACTCGGTTGACTCGCCTTTATTCTTTGCGAGTGCCGACTTCCAAAAGGCAACAGATCTCCTGAAACGCGAGGCCACTATGGCTTGCATTCATGGCCTGATCTCCGAAGACTCGGTTGAATTCCGTAGTCTACTCCCACCTTATGTACTATATCCGAGTAAAGTCACTGAGACACTCGAGGATGGGAAGAAGTTAGACCATTATGTTGGCGTCGAGGACAGCTTAGCTGCTCGAGGACAATTAATGGGTCACCCTCTTTCTTTTCCCCTCTTGTGTACCATTAACTATTCATGCCTCTACCGCGCCTGTTCCCAATATCTAAAGGAACAGAACATTGCGTGGAGTGACAAGAACTCAACTTCCGTTACGTTCTGCAAGTTAATTCTTTCAACCTGCATCGTAAATGGCGATGATATGCTATTCAGGACCAACAAACGAATCTACCAGCTCTACGGTGAAAACTGTAAAGATGTTGGGTTCATATTTTCTCCTGGAAAAAATTACTTATCCAAGAATTGTTGCATGATCAATTCACAAGTATATCAACGACAGCCTGATGGAAAAATGGCTCGGAAGGGATATTTGAACCTCCGTATCATCTACGGTAACAACATAAAGACCGGCTCTGGTGGTAATACTGAGCCAACTATGATCACCAATGAACTATCGAAAATGGCCACATTAACTCCGTGGACAGCGAGTGCGATTCCTTTTGCTCTCGAACGTTTCGATAAAATGTTCAAACCTTCACAGTCACCAAACTGGTACATGCCTCCCCATTTGGGTGGGTATGGATTAGATATTGGTTTGGCTCCTGAAGATTATAAGCCAACTCGTTGGCAGCGAAAACTTGCTGCTCGCTTTGTGCACAATCCCGACCTGAAACTCTTCAAGAGAGCCGGGGAAGAAAAGTGTATCAAAGTAACGAGATTGATAAAACATGTTCTCCCAAAGGGGAAACTAGTTGTTGGTGATTATGTACCTCGGTCTGATGAGGTTCAGGAAGTAAATGAGGATTGGCTTATAAAGGCGAACATTGGCGACAAGTTATCTGCCGATGCACCTAAAGAAATTAAGCCTTTTCAACCTACTCGATTAAGACGCAGTACCCGGTTTAAGCCGATGGCCCATCGAAACTGCTGTTTTTATTGGAAAGCACGCAAAATATTCAATTGTTTGCCTAGTGCCCCAAGTTTTTCGAGTCTGAGAGTAGATCAATCCTCTTTGAGAGAGTTAGGGGTAGGACCCCGCGGTGTGTTAGATGAGGGACAGCAGAGCATAATGCCCGGTTGCTCTCCCCTC